CTATGACCAAGCCATGGCCTTGAGTTCCAGCGATCGAGAAGCAATTGGCAGTTTAATCAAAGAGAATTTAGAGACAACAAAAAAATCGGGCTTACCATTTTTCTAAGATTGTTCAATCAGTTTCAAGACTTGCTACGCAAGTCTGTTGTTTCGCTATCGCTCAACAACTGATTGTTTTTTCTAAATATTGTCTTGTAGTATCATCCAGATACTGTGGTCATAATTCACCGTATGCACGGTGAAAATGAGAGCGCATCATCCGAGTGACAGCAGTCATCTATACTAATGAGATTGTGTTTGCACACACAGAGGCGGTTGACCGGTACCCCTTACTCACGCTTCACATATCAACGGAACCCTAGTAACCCGAGATAGATCCAAGTCCTATAAGCACGGGTTGTATCTTTTTCATCAGAGCCCGAACCATTTGTTGCCTTAAGTTAGCAATTGCCTTTGACGCCCAAGTCCAGACCGGGTATTTCACCGTTCCTCAATGGGGGTAGGCCATGTCACCTACCACTGTGTCCTGATCGCTGCCTGTTAAATTTTGTTTAATATATGTGAGCCATGCACCCTGACCTGGATGTGGCCATTGTAGTAGTCTTGTGATTCTAGTACTTGTCTTGCAAATTGTTCTCGGGCCTCAACGTATGAGCATTCAGCCTTGCTTTTACAATAATAAAGTATTTCTCTGGTGAAGTTTTCGGTGCCTAGTGTGATTACGTCTGCGGTCAATTCTGGGCTTGATCCATAATACTCTCTCCAATCACTATCAATTTTAGAGCGTATCCGTTTCCGCTTCCTGTTGCCATTCTTTTGTTTAACTGTCTTGTATGTTGTTTTTGCGAATTTTGCTAATTTTTTGCCTATGTACTTGCGTCCAGTGAGATTGTTTGTGATCAAGTAAACAAATCCAACACAGTGTTCGGGCAACGTCTCAACTGGGGTGTCTTGATATAGCCATGTCATGTGTTTGGTGTGATTTGTCCTGCTGTATAGTTATCTCCGTTGCTGCCTATTTGTGATTTTTCAAGTTAATTCTGTTTCTCGCTGCCATTGTTGGGTAAATCTTGTGCCCTGATCGGTTTGCCCGCAAGCAGACCAGCACACAGGATCCTGGGTGGGAATAGCATCTACATCAGTAACAAAATCCTTTTGCCTTGACCCTAACCAACAGCAAGGCCCAATACGTCCTTGTGCATCTATATAAACACTTTGTTCTTGTAGTGCATGACAACTAACACCAGTAGCGTGTTGTTCAATTGGTTGCCATCCCAATGGAAACTGTAGTGATTGCGTAAATCCGCGTTTTGAAACCTTGGCTCTAAACCATTTGAATCCCAAGTGCTGGGCTACCTGTTGGCACTCATCTACTTCATGTTGATTATGTCGATACACCAACATATCCCAATGAGCCGATCCGCCTGCTTCAATAAATGATCTAGCATTGCTCATAAGTTTCTGCCAGTTTACATTCTTGCGATATATACCATTGGTGTGTTCCGTACCATCAATACTGAACACCACGTAGTCATGTGGTTGATTCATGATCTTGGCCAATTCGTGCCACCAAAATGTTGTTTGAATGCCACCATTGGAGTTCATACCCAAAACAATGTTGGGATTGATACGTCTAAATTCTCGATAAATGTCCAAAGAATATTTGCCGGCAGCAGGATCTCCGTAGTTGCCACACATAAACATCTTGTGTAGTTGCTGGATTTTTTCGTGATCAAATACTTTCAATATCTGATTCATAGAAAGATGATGCTGACGATGCTTTTCAAAGTCAGCATCAGTTTCTCTTGCACACATGGCGCATGCGGCTTGGCATACGTCTGTGGATTCTAAATGTAATACCTTTATATCACGCAAGATCAACATCCGTATTGTAACTGGTAAAACCATTTTCTTTGACAACTTTGAGTATGTTCTCCACACGCCCTGCAAGTTCATCTCTGTGACTCACAAGCCAGATTGATTTGTGTCGTTCTCGGCTCATTTTTTTGAGCAAAGCCAAGGCATTTTCTACACCTTGAGTATCAAGACCGTTGTCAATTAATTCGTCAATGAACAACAAGTTGATGGGAGAGTATAGGCTCTCCCAAACATCACGAAAGGCCCAACTCATGCTCAAGATTAATCGATTGCGTTCACCGCGACTTAAATTGTCAAAGTCTAGTTCACGACCCAATTCTTCAATGCTCACAGTCAAATCGTTTTGGAACTTTACTGTGTGTGGCAAACCAATCCTGTCCAAATAGTGTGTTAAACGTTGATTGAGATAACTTAGATTCTGATCAATGATTTTCTTGCGAACAAAACTGTCTTTGGATGTCAACAATTTGAGCAAGAAGTCCTGATGATCTTGTACTCTGGTAAGTTCGTTTAGTGTGTCGTATGTTACAACTTGCAGAGCCTGTCCTTGCATGTCTGAGATCTGTTCTTCATAAGGATCTACATCTGAGGATCGTGCGGCCAAGTCTTTTCGCAAGATTTCTACTGTGTTGCGATGGTTCAAGGCCTGCTCCAAAGTGTCATAAAACACTGTGGGTGCGATGCCCAAATCACCAATCTGTGCCAAACTGTCTAGATGTTCTTGTCGTTGAGTATCATTAGCCAAGAGTTGTAGTGCTGTTTCTTGTACCAATGCCTGTTTGGCCTGTTTTAATTCTTCTTGTTTGTCGTCATGCAAGTCTTGACCGCACGAGTGACACCGGTGATTGTCCAATGCCGCAATTTCATTTTTTAGTTTGTCCAGTATCTTTTGTAGTCGAGCATCATCTGCGGCAATCTGTCGAATGTACCGGTTAGCATCATCAATGGCTTTTTTCTTGTTATGAAATTCTTCTAGATCTCTATGTGCTTGAACTTCGGCATCGATGTCAATGTGTTCAAGATCCGCAATGGCCTGCTCTAATTTAACAACATCTTCGTCACGTTTGGCTGTCCATAGTCGCTGACGTTTACGCAGACTTTCAATCTGTTCTTCAATGCGTCGGTTGGCTTCTTGAACAGCACGAATACGAAACTCTTCCTGTTGAATACCATCTTTGGTCTGCCGGTTGAGTTCTTTGATAGCATCAGCACGCTCACTCAACAAGGTGATGCCCAGCAACTGTTCAATGATAGTGCGTTGGTCATTGGCCTTTAAACTTAGAAATGGTTCTGTATAAGTGTTCAAAGCCAGCACATGTCGAAACATGTCATGACTCATGTTCATCACTCGCTCAATGGCATCCTGTGTTTCACGACTGTCACCTTGTGCTTCGTCTGTGGCAGTCTGTGCTTGATTATTGATGTAAAACTTTAAGACGTTGGGTTTGCGTCCTCTTTCAATTCTGTACTCTTGACCGTTAACCGAAAAGTCTAAACTAACCAACATGTTCCGACCGTTGGTCTTGTTTACTAGATTGTCTTTGCGTATGTTTGACAGTGCCTGTCCATACAACGCATAACTCAAGGCATTGATGATTGTGGTTTTGCCTGTACCGTTTCTTGAGCCGTCACCTCCTAGGTCCAAGTTTTCACCTAGTACCAATGTAAGATCTGTACGATCAAAGTCAACACCTTGAGTTGCGGCACCTACACTCATGAAGTTTCTAACAGTTAAATTTTTAATTTGGATCATAAATTGGGCGCATTGTTATTGATATAGTATAACATATCTTTTGTAGAAGTAAAGTAGATATCTTGGTGGAAAGGCATTTCTTTTAAAAAAATATTCTCCAATTGTGCATTGATATAACTTTCTTGAAATAATGACAGCGATGGTATGGGTACATCAACCGAAGATTGTATGCATTGAATAATGTTGTCACAGTCTTGTTTGTGATTTATATATGGTATAAATCTCATGAACTTTTGGTATTGCGAGTAAAAATCACTTGAAAAATCAAACTTCATATTTAAAAATTTTTCCAAATCTAAAATTTGTTCTTGTAATTGATTTTGATTGTAAAAAGATTTAAATCGAAAAACAAACACACAGCAGTCTTGATGATATTGCATGCGCTGTTGTTCTAGCCAAAAACCGTGTTGATCAGGGTTACGAAATCCAAACTTAAAAAATTCTCTCAACACGTATCTTGGAATTGAAGATTCACTAGGATTTAAAAAGGGATAGGCATTATCAATTTGTTCAAGTAGATGATTGTAAAATTGATTTTTTAGTTTTTGTCTGGTGTCAACTTCTAGGTAATCATTCTCAATCCTCATGTCCCCGGATCGCAACAAACTCAATGAAGACAATAAAAGCAAATCATCTTGATCAAATTTAATAGAAATAATTTTATCAAATTTTTTAAAATCTTCTGATCTATACTTGTCGAACCAATGACTGGCTGAAAATAATTTGTTTTGTTGATAGTAAGTAGATTTGTAGTGGCTGGTACCGAGAGTGGTAAATGCGTCTGGCGTATCAACAATGTTAAAATACTTGTTTAATACAGTTTCTAAAAAATTGCCATGGCTGCCAGCCACAAAATCAATGGGAATTATCATACTTGTGTTTTTTTTCTGAAACAAATGTACAGATAATTTACATTATAGTGAAACTGTTCAACTACACAATCTTTAATTTGAATATTACACATGCTGTAAAATCTATCAATCAATCTATCACTATCAATAGACATTGATTTTAATCTTGTAACAATAAATTTTGGTTGGTATTGTTGTTGAACATCATTTAAAACAGTATTGAGTTGATCAATTGTAAGATACCTCAACAGTGGACTGCGATCAAAAACCACTGCACAGTTGTCAACATTTAGTGTTGGCCACTGTAACACATGATCAGTTCTGTTATCAACAAATTTGTATACTTTATCTTTGGGCAGTTTGAATTCCAATGCAGCCTTGATAGGATCTATGGATAACACATTTTTTTCTGCAAACGTGCGTTTGTAGTGCCATCCGCAACAGTCAACCGTGATTATATTATCTGCATCAATAGAGGCAATGTTGATCAGTTGACTTCTTGACTCAAACTGATGTGGATACATCTGTTGATAAAATTGAGATCTGTTTTGATTAGATACTTTTGTTTGTTTTAGATCCATACGCCCAAGTCAACGGTTGTACAAAATTAAAGTGTCTACCAAGATCATTATCATAGCACCCAGATTTTGTTATAGAATACCCTAATTTGGAAACCATGACAGCAATCATCAAAATAATATCGTTGCCATGATTACCAGTATGTACAAAGTTTTCTACCGTGTCGTTGCCGTTCACGCAGTACCTATTGAGTCCGATGTAAAAAGTTTCAACTGTTGATTTCAAGTGTTGATTTAGCAGTCTAGCAATTTCTGAACACCAAATTTGATCATTAATGATTATAATTAAATTTGATGCAACGTCACTGTGATTTAATAATTTTTTAAATTCAACATCTTTGCCTATGTAATTTACCTCTTTATTGGCAAATAGATCCAAGATTATATTATCTTGGTCACACAGCGATTGACCCAGTTGTGTTTGTCTCCATGTCATAAGGTCTGATAAATCTTCAACAATAATTTGTTGTCGTAGAATTCCGATTCAATATTGGTAATCTGATCTGTAACAATTTGATCTACACTTTCAAACTTGACTTCACCAGGCGCCATGTCAGTGTCCACAGATGAATTCTTGTTGGGTATCAAAGCCATCTCTCGCAAACCATAATCCTTTATATAAGTTTCTTTGATGAAGTTGGCTTCTTCGTATGAAATCTCAATGTCCAACTGCACACGCACATGCATGCCAGGTGCCAGTAGGGTGGATGCATTGTCAATAATATTGGCCAGGCCCAGCACACGATATCGAGGTTGATCAGGCCAAGCATGAAACTCGGGTTCTTTGCCCCACTCTAGTATCATCATGCCGCGTTCGTCGTCTCCTGCATCAGCATAGTTGTGCGGAAAGCAATTACCAATGTATGTGATATTCTTTTTGGTCTGTCGCTTGTGAAAATGTCCAGTAAACACATGTTCAAAGTTGGCAAAGTCTTCTCTGCGCACCTCGCCATGATCCGGCATTTCTACCATTGCATTCATCAAGTATCCAGGCAGTTCAAAATGCCCAAACATGTAACGGCCTTTTAGTTTTGGAATACGCTTGTGGTCATCACCGCACAGCCAAGGTGCAATAACAACGTCACCACTGTCAAACCAATCATTGCAAATATCGACGTTAGGTAAATGTCTTGCCCATTCAACGCTTTGGATATCTCTCTTGTCGCGATAATAAAGATCATGATTACCAGGAATAAAGTACACAGCGTTAAAATTGTCATTGAGATGCTCCAAGGCCCGCAGGCTGTAGTTGAGGGTAACAATGTTTAGGCTGGCACGGTTGTTGTGCCAATCGCCCAGGAACAAACAGGTCTCACAACCTTCCTCCCGGGCCTTGGCTGTGGCCCATTTTACAAAGTTCATACAGTCCTCATTGTGCTGAGTACTGTTGCTTTTCAAGCCAAAGTGAATGTCAGTGAAGACCGCGGCCTTCCGAAATAAGTTAGTCATCCTGTTAGTATACTACTCATCAAGGCTACTCACAACCGGTCCGGACAAGGCTTCCATTGAATACTTGCCAGAATTCTGGCGAGTCCATGAAGGATTGAGTCCGTTCATTTCTAGTATGTCATCTCGAATGTTTTGGTTTTTCTTTTCGATGTTTAGGATACGAGTGAAACTATTAGTGATAGCGGCAGTATAATACGCAAAAGGGTTCTGCGATTTTGATTCATCGAACTGGAGTCCTATTTGAGACAGTTGTAGCAGGGCTTGACCCCGCATTTCTTCGTTGTAGGTGTATCCACGCCAGTTTGACCTTGTGGCGTATCTTTCGCACAGTTTCATAAACATTGTGGCCAAAGTTCGGGTCATTTTGCCATGATCTTTACAGAACTCGCCCGCATCTAAGGTACCCCGCCAGTGGCTTTTACCCACCACAAAAGGCACTTTATTGTCATCAATTCGGTAATGCCAGAACGGAGGAAAGTTAACTCGCATGTGTGTGGGATCCAGAATAGGCTCCTCTACAAGGTCCGCTAGAGGATCTTCAGTCACATCATCCAGTTCCAACAAGTCCTCTAATTTCCGTTTTTTGGCTTCGGCTTTGGTGACTTTCTTGGGTGCCATGGGTATGTGATCCCAACAAGTGACTCGAAACACACAGTCAGTATTGGGTATTTTCTTTGGGTCAACTATGATACCTTCGCGCTTGAGACGGTCAGCACGATTGCGTCGGGCTTCGGCTATGGTCTTTTGATTGATCTTGCTTACAGAGGGCAGGATTATATCAAATTGATGATCGATTGCTGGATCTCGGAAAGAGCAGTAGGTATTTTTGCTTAGGTGTATCTCTTTGAGAATATCTCTGTTGTTGAGATAATTGGTTTTGGGTGTGGCACGGATAGTTGCAGTCATTGACTGGGGATTCCTTTAAAATATTACTTATTGTAGCACATTTGTACTAGTTGTCAACCTTTTATAAACGGACCAGTTAATTTTTTGGTTAAATACAGGGTCAAGGAACAAACATGGATGAAGAAAATTTTATCTGGACCGCACCCGAAGATGTGCCTGCAGAAATACAGTCGGACGGCGCTGTAACAGAAGACAACTCAGGTGAACAGGTTGCTGATGAGGCTGGCAATCCTGCCTGGTGGGATGATAATTATCCTGGACAAATAACAGACACAGCCGCCAACCCTACTCAAGATGCATACGGTCTAACCATTCTCAATGCTGAACAAACAGCACAACTAACAAGAAATATCAATCCTGCATTCATTAATAATTTTGTTGATCCTAATGCACCAATAGCAAAAAATGTCGCAAATGCAGTGAATAAATCTGCTACCGCACAACCTGCGTATGTTGATCAAACTGGACTTGCATTTGATTCAAGGACAGGAGTAAGTTATCCAGTTGACAAAGCCTCAGGCAAACAACTAATACCTGCGGATGTATTGGCCGTAACTGATTCGGCGGCCCAGGTAAGGCTTGAGATGTTTGGGGCAGGAGCCAAGTCAGTTGCCACCCCAGTAAATCCAGGTCAAAGCAATCTTGCTGGGCCGCCAGACACATTTATTAAAAATGCTGCCGGTGACTGGGTAGAAAATCCCAAGTATCCTATAAACACATCTGCCACACCAGTTAACACAGGTGCAGGTGACGCAATCGCCGCTGCCAATCAACAGACAGCAGCCTCGGCAGCCAGACTCAATGCTCAGTCGCCTAATCCTTACCTTGAAAATATTGATCAAGCCGCCGCTTACATCTCTCAAGGCCAAGACGGTATAGCAAGATCCACTAAAAATATTCAAACAGCACAACAAAATATTGCCAATGCTGAAGGCTATATTGCACAGAACAATGCTGAACTGGCTGATCCAAACATCAGTGCAGAACGCCGAGCAGTACTAGAAGCCAACAATGCAGAAAATGCTCAAATTATCTTTGAATCAACCCAAGACATAACTACCAATCAAAACTACATCACTACCGCACAAGAAACAATCCAATTCAACGAAGCCTCCATTGATGCTAACTCAGCCAGTTACCGAGCCACCACAGCCGGATCCAATGTTCCTGTGATAGAAGTCAATAGTGATCCTAGTTTTGTAGGGCCGCAACAGATCACTGCCACAGTGATTAATCCTACCACCAGCGCCGCGGCAGTTAATCCTATCAATACTGGTTATGTAAGTGACGCCGAACAAATTGCACAAGGTCGTCTTTTACAAAGTGCCAATGATGCAGTTGCAGATGAAGCCGCACAGGTGGAAGTAGGACGTCAGGCAGCCCAACAACAGGCAGTACGAGCCGCGCAAAAGAAAATAGCCAACAACGGTGATTGGCGTGTGCGACTGAGCCTGGCACCTGGTGCCAACTATTTGTACAATGTGGATGCCGATGGCATACTGGCGCCACTGGCCATTACAAATGGGGTGATATTTCCCTACACCCCCAAGATTGAAATGAGTTACAAGGCCGACTATGAAAGTTATGCCTTGACTCACAGCAACTACAAAGGCTATTTTTACAAGAGCAGTTACACTGATCAAGTGGGTATCACAGCCACATTCACAGCGCAAGATACCACCGAAGCCAACTATCTCTTGGCAGTGATACATTTCTTTCGCTCGGTGACCAAGATGTTTTATGGCCAAGATCCGCAACGTGGTGCGCCACCACCTTTGGTATATTTGTCTGGTCTGGGGCAATATCAGTTCTCCCAGCACCCCTGCGTGGTAACCAGTTTTAATTACAACCTGCCCAGTGACGTTGACTACATACGTGCTAGATCCACCAACATCAATGGTACCAACATGCTCACACGCAGAAACAGACAAGACTTACCAACCAATCCCATATCAGGTGCTGTGGCTCGCCTGCAGAACTTGTTCAGTGGTCAAGGCATCAGTTATGGCGCAGAAATCTGCAGACCGCCCCCACCAACTCTGGGACAAAATCAACCCACTTATGTGCCCACCAAGATTGACATCATGATAAGTTTGTTACCGGTGCAGTCGCGCAATCAAGTTACCCGAGAATTCAGTGTGAGAGACTATGCCAATGGCAATTTGCTCAAGAAAGGATTCTGGTAATGGCCACCTACAACGCAACCAGTCCTTATTTTGCCACTGGATACAGTCAGTTCTTTTTGGATACCATGACCAATCGGCCCATACCCAAAGAAACAGATGATACCATAATGTTGATCAATCAAACCTATCAGTACAGACCTGATTTGTTGGCCTATGACTTGTATTCAACTGCGGCCTTGTGGTGGGTGTTTTATCAACGCAACCCCAACACACTACAAGCACCACCACTAGACTTCCGGGCAGGTACTCAAATCTATCTGCCCAAACTCAGCACACTACGCAACGTGTTAGGATTCTAAACATGGCAACAAATCCCTGGGCTGCCGAACTAGCAAGAATTCAAGCCGAAATCAAGCAACAACAAGCAATTATTGCCAGAGATGAAGCCATCTTGGCTCAAGCACCTGGCAACGCTAGATTGCAACAACAAATTGAAAGTGCAAGATCTTATTTGGCAGAATTGCAACAACGACTTGACATCGTGTTGATTGAGTACAACAACTTTGCCCAACAACCTGTGGCCAGTTCGGGTGCTATCGTAGGCAATGCCAATCAGGCCAGAGATGAAAATGCCAATGCCTCTCGTCCCATAACAGGACAACAGATACTGACTCCAGACAAACGCATTGAACAAGTGGAACCTAGATCAGGCACCAATGCCAACCCAACTCCTACCTCGGAAAACACACCCACCGACGGAACCAATGCCAATTTGCGACCCACTTCGCAAACACAAGCCATCAACAATGCCAGCAATCGTGCCACAGCCGGCGCAGGTGCAGGACAAAGCACCGCTGATTTTGCCTCTCGTGATCCTAGACGTACAGATCTAGGTGGACCAGGAGCCGGCGGTCCTAGAGATGACAACACACCACAGACACCCAACGTAGTTGCCAACACTTTGAATGACTTGTACTCTGCGGAAAAAAATCCTATATTTGAAAAGGCAAATGTATTGGATAATTATGCCAGTTACACCTACTCTATCAGTTGGTACCTGGCCACGCCAACATCATACAATTCAAACATCATAAGAATGAAAAATCCTGAACTCAGTGGTTATTACCTCTTGGCACAAAGTGGCGGAGCAGGCACAGCACCAGGCACAAGAGTCAGCACTCCAATCGATGTCACTGTTCCAGCATACAACAAAACATATCTTGACACCGTTCCAGGAACCACAGTGGTTGGAGCCTCACGTAATCAGTATTTCAATTTGGATTACTACATTGACAATCTCACAATGGAGACTGCTTATCCAGCCGGCCTTGACTCTGGTGGGCCAATGGCCTACGTGAATGTGTCATTTACCATAAGCGAACCCAACGGAGTCACACTGCCACTCAATCTTTATCGTGCCGTAAACGAAATTTACAGCCAAACCGATACAAAAAATTCTGCAACAGGCAGTTTTATCAATTATTCATCAGTGATGTATTGTTTGGCCATAAGATTCTATGGGTATAATGAAGCAGGACAATTGGTTCAACCCATAACCAACAGCATTGGCAGCACAGATCCCAATGCGGCTGTGGAAAAATTCATATTTTATCAACAGACCAGTTTGAATTATTCAGTCAGTAGCAAATTGACAGAATATAGAATTACTGGTGCTGTGCCCAGTACCAATATTGGATTCAGTATCAACCGAGGCAGTATACCTTTCAACATGCAG